AAGTGCCTACTCCAGTGTCTGTCACCAGTTTAAATGAGTTTGCCATTGGTATCCCTCTTCGGATATATTATAGATTGTTTTGCGTAGTTTGTCAACCCAGTGCGATAGCTAGAGCAACCGCCTCACCAGCCGGATCGAAGGCTGTTGTGTTTGCCGTAGCCGCCGTACCAAGACCAAGAGTCGTACGCTGTGCTGCCGCGTCGGCGTCATCCAGCAGTGCTTTACCTGCTGCTGTCAGATCGTATGTCGCTGCGGTGCCAGAACCAGTGAACTGGATACCCTTGTCTGCAGCAGATGTGAGGCCAGCCAGTGCAGCGAGTTCTGCGTCGTACGCCTGTACGTCAGAACCGATAGCCAAGCCAAGATTCGTACGTGCAGCCGACGCACTAGATGCACCCGTGCCACCGTTGGCAACAGCCAAGTCGCCCGACGACGTAACACCTGACAGGTCAATAGTCGGTGTAGTCAGGGTCTTGTTGGTCAGGGTCTGCGTGGCAGTCGTACCCACAATCTCTTGATTGCCACCGGCAGGAAGAGTGAGAGTGTTAGTCACACCTGCAGAGTGTGGTTGTGCCTGTAAGGTCTGTGCGTGTGCATTGCTCGACTCGCAGTAGAAATTCACCTTCGCTACGCTGCCTGTGCCAGTGCGAATGTCAATAAGACCGTCGGAGATGGAAACACCGCCAGACGAGCCGTTACCATCAAGGTTGACCACACCAGAGCCGTTGGGAAGGATGTCGATGTTGCCGTTTGATACAGATACGATGTCATTACCGTTTACATCAAGATTGCCCCCAAGCTGGGGACTGGTATCAGCTACGACTTCTGTCAGGCCACCGGCACTAGAAATCAGGTTAGTGACCGTGACCTTCTTCAGGGCACTGGCATCTGCATCGTGCAGAAGCAGTGTGTCGTTGGTGATGTTGACATCGCCAGAGGTGATTGCAGTCTGACCGCTGACGACGTTCTCGTTGACCATCGCTGTTTCGACAGCATCGTTGGCGATCGTCACAGCACCCGTAGAGGCGAGTGTAACGTCACCGGAGATAGCCTTGTTGTCAAAACTGTCAGAGCCGTCGTAGATCAAAATGTGACCCGATGCAAGCGACGAGATGTTTGTGTCGTTCAGTTCCTCTAGAGTGTCTTCCGTCTGTATCTGTGCATCTACGTATGCCTTAATAGCTTTGGCTGATGCAAGGGTGGTATCTGTTCCGGCAACACTCGACAGGTCCGTGTCGAGAACGCCCGACTTGAGGTTGTCCACTTCGATGTTCGACAGGGTGTTATTGTCAGCGTCTATTGCCTTGTTCGTCAAGGTCTGCGAACCCGTCAGGGTGGCTACAGTAGAGTCAATAGCAAAAGTAACGGCATTCCCAGAGCCGCTAGTGTCAATACCAGTACCACCAGTGAATGTGAGCGTTTCGCTATCTAAGTCAATAGAGAGTGCGCCACCGCTGTCCGCTTGGAAGTCAAGGTCTTCTGCTGTGAGTTGTGTATCGACGTAGGCTTTGATCGACTGTTGTGTGGCAAGCGCAGTAGCACTGTTAGACGACATGTTGTCTTCGTCTAGGATGTCCGTGACGGTTGTGGTCGGCATCGCAATGCTGTCCACGTTTGCAACCCCGTCGATGTGCAGGTCTTTGAATTGTTTGCTCGAGGAACCCAGATCAATGTCGTTGTTGGTTGTCGGCTCAATCACGCCGTCTTTGATAACAAGCTGCTCTACAGAAGAACTGGATACGTCAACCGAAAATTCAATCTGATTGTTGGGGTTGTCAATAACGACTTTGTTGAGTGGCGTTGTCTCTCCCGGATCGCCAATGAGTCCAATAACTGGACCCTCTGCAGCAGTACCGTCGTGCTTGTGACCAGTCGAGTTGTTGAACGCAGCAAGTACCTGATCGAACTCGTCGTTGGAGTCCGCTGCGTTGATAACGTCGCCGTCAGTGTATGTAGATTGTCTGGTATAACCTGCCATGTATTATCTCCTGCCCCCCGGCGTAAATTCAAGTTGATAGCCTTTTACTGAGATGGGGGCTGCTCCCTGTCTGTCGTCCAAACGCACTGCTACTGTAAATCCTCCGCCCTCTACACTCTGTCGGACCAGCGGAGTACCCGATGATCCATACACAGCAGTGCCGTAAGTCGATGCGGCGAGTCCGTAGAGGGCAATCGCCGCACCCGTAGTTAAATCATATTCTGTAGGTTGAGGCACGTCTGACGAGTTGAAGTCGTAGCGAATACGAAACTTGGAGTTTACGGCTCCGTCGTTATCGTAGTTCCAGATGATACGTTGCATTAGTTTGCGGATGCCAGCATCACCCATCGTGTAGTCGGGAGAACGGTAGACTGCGGCTATGTTGGTACCGTCAAAGGTGTTGCCAGTCTCCTGCTTGTGAATGTAGCCGTCGTATCCGCCGTGTAAGATTGTTTCGACTCCGCCGATAAACCCAGACGCACAACAGGCGGGCTTGATGCCTTTAATGTCTGCGTACTCCCAGCCTATGCCGCCTTCTGTACCAGCCTTAATAACCCCGATGATGCCAAGAGCCGCTGATGCTTGCTGTGCGTCTGTGGGAAAAAATAAACGATACTGCGTTTTTCCTCGTATGACGACAGAGGATATTCTTTCTGTAGACACGTTATCTAGACGGGGCTGTATCTGCTTTGACACGGTGCCAAGTTCAACGTCACCAATTCTTTCCGTACCCGCAATCGTACGCAGTCCGTCAGGTGCGAGGTAAACGATGTCACCCGATATTTCTTGAATGCTAAAACCATCTACACAGCCGATTTTACGTGTAACTGGTACGACTGCAAAATCCGACAAACTTGAACCTGTGATCTTAAAGATAGAGTCTTCGCAGAAAACAAAGAGACTTTCACGGAAGACCTTGATGCCCTTGATGACGCCATCGACCTTGATTGATCCTGCACCGGTGCCCGGAGTAAAGTCATCCTCATCAAACGGTACACTGAAGATAAGTTCTTGTGGACTTGCAGACATACCCGCGTAGAATACGTGGCTTCGAAACACCTCTACAAATTTAGGGTCTGCCGGTCTCCCGCTGGCACTTACGTCAGTAACGCTGCTGTTGTTGAAGACCGATGCAAGATTTGCACCGTCAACATACACAACCTTGTCCGTACCGTCGAAATTAAAGTTGACGAAGTTGTACCTTCCGGCACTCGTACGCCCCGTGTCTATCTCTGTCCACGATCCGGTTGCGCCGCCCTTGAACACTTTTGTGCCCCGTGCGGCAATAACCTGATCTTTGTAAACGTGTAAGCCAAGAACTTTTTCGGTGGATGCGCTAGTCTGTGGTACAATATTTGAGTTGAACTTGGCAAAGCCGTTGATGCGACGATAGCCACCGTTGATATCCGGCTCAAAGTTTTGCAACTGAGTTGCTGCTCCCGGCGGGAGAGTAAAGGCATCCTTGTCGAGCATCAGGCCGCCGCCTAGCTTCACAACAAACGGACTCAGCAGTGAAGTATCTGGCATTAGACAGCCCTCATATAATCCTTACGATTAATCAATTCGATACGCATACGAGACAAGCCCTCCGTGTAATCACGAAGAGCAAGCTGTGAAAATTGAATATCTGAACGAAGCATGTGTGTGTAGTAACGAGCGCGATTGACGATTACATCGTGAAAGCGTTCCGGAATAGTTGGAGTATCTGTATTTGCCGACATGTCGCTTACTGTTTTGTAGTAATAGTACCTAACTGTATAGGTAGACTTGTCAGGCACAGGGGACAGACCCAACTTTTGATCTGGTGTTTTGTATATGAATTCTGGTAAAGCACGTGAACCAGTATCAGGATTTGTGTCGGCCTCATTACGTCGATCTAAGTATTCGTTAAATGAAAGGTATCTTAATTTTTTTTCTGCTGTTGACGCGGACTCTTGAACAGTAAAACTATCGTAATTAACCGTCTTTGCATCTGACTCCCGTGCATACTCTGCTGTTCCCGCAGTAGTAGTAAAAGACTGACTAACAACAGTAAACGGCCACTCAACTTCGGAGTTGATAATATCGCGCTGTGCCTTGTTGATAAAGTCCTTGACTGATGTCTGGATGCCTCGTGTCGTAGAGACTGTAGTAATCTCCACCTCATTGATCTCTCGTAGTACAGCGTTGATAAGTTGTAAGAATGTCATCTTAATACCCGTTAAGCCTTGCTATACAAATTTTCAAGCGCATCCAGTTTGTCTTGAGCATCTGCCCAGCTTGCGACTGCCTTGTCCATTTCCTCAAGCAGTTGCGGATGTTCACCGATAGCCGCCGGATTGTTTGTGTAATTTGCGTATACAAATAGCGCATCTTTTTTCTGAGCCTCGTACTTGTGCTTCAGGGCTTCGTAGGCAAGTCGTTTCATGTCTGTCTCCCTGTTAGTCATTATACACCTATTTATTTAAATTAGCAAGAATTATTTTCTTGACTTTTCGATTGCTTCAAATGTTTCGCGCATCGTGGGAGGTTTTTCGTTTTTGGGGTCGTACTTGCACTGTATCTCTTTGGGAAAGAATTCGTGAAAGTCTATCCAGACTTGATCTACGGTGTTGTTGGCTCCGTGATATATACAGACTCGTTGGTTGTCTATCTTAGTGCAGCCTTTGAGCCTACAGGTTACATACTCTGGGTCTGCAGCGTTAGCAACTGTGCCTTTGAGAAACAAAACAAAACCGAAAAGAAGACCTATACCAAAAGTAACCATGACTATCCATGCTACAATCTCTACAAACTTGTGCCTACGTTGCCGTTGTTTGTATAATGTTTCTTGACGTTGCTTGCGAATCTGGCCTTCCATGCGAACAAGTTCGTCCCACTTGGACTTACCCATCGTCATGCCAATCCAGTTTTGTAACTCTCTGCGCTGGCTTTCTGCCTTTTGTTTGGCAGCAAACGTCTCCATCGCTTCTTGTTCTACAGACTTACCGGCAAACAGCTTTTTAAAGATAGGAGGGTTTTTTGCCTCTTTCTCCAGCATGTCCAAATCAGACATGGCACCCATCCAGCGGGACAGATCAGAGGCCATTGCCTCAATATCACGTCCTACTTGAAAGCCCTTTTTGATTGCACCGAATGCAGCCGATGCGGTAGCCATCGCGCTAATGGGGTCCATCAGTATACCTTTACGTTGCCGTCTGTTATGAACTTCGGCACACA